AGACGAAGATCAGTTTCTAGCACACGTCGCTTTAGGTGAACGTGTCGTACCACCTGTTATATCACCCGCTACTCAAGCACGTATTAACCAAGAGATGATAGCTGCTGGTCTTGATCCGAACGAATATACCGTCGGATCTGGTATGTCTATCAATCCGATTACAGGATTACCTGAGTTTGGTTTTTTTAAAAAAGCTTTCAAGTCAATAAAAAAAGTGGCTAGAAAAGTAGCACCTGTAGCTGCTTTAGTGCCTGGAGTTGGCACTGCTTTAGGTGGAGTCTTAGGTGGTCTGGGCGGCGGCATAGGAAGTTTGGTCAGTAGCATACCTGGCGCAGCAAAAATAGGAAAATTTTTCAATCCAATAAAAGGTGCTACAGGTATTTTTGGTGGGACAATAGGACCAAAAATAAGAAGAAGTATTGCAGGTTTTTTTGGAGGTGGTATACAACCCTATACGGATGCTGAAATAGATCAAATGTTGGAGACTATGGACCCATCAGTTGTGCAACAAATGGTAGATGAGAGAAACCAACAAATAAAAGAAATGACCTTTCAAACCCCAAAAGGCATCAAGACACTCGGAGATGCTCTCGGTTTTGGTGGCGGAAGTGGACTAAAAGACTTTTATGGTGTATCAAGTGACGCTAAAGAATTAAGTGCAGAAAAAAAATTAGGTCCAAATCTATTTGGAGGTCTTGGAGGTCTTGGAGGCGGTCTAGGGGCTGCTGGTCTTGGTGGATTCTTAGGCAAACTAGCTTACGACGCAGCCAGAGATAGAGCAGGCGGTCTTGCAGTCACACCACAAGTTAGTATGGATGCGCTTGGCAGATACCAACTCGCTTCTGATTTAGGCACTGGTGGCGATAGAGGTCAATTTGGATTAACACCCAAACCAGCTGTTTTAGATATAGCTAATATGGGACAAAGACAAGCGTTTGCAGTAGGTGGCGTAGCTGAACTAGATTTACGCCAAGGTGGCGAATCAATAGGTCCAGGCACAGGCACTTCTGATGATATACCAGCGATGTTAAGTGATGGTGAATTTGTTATGACAGCTAAAGCTACTAGAGGGGCTGGCGCCTTCAATATGAAAAAAAATAAATCAGGTATTGAGTTAGTAAAAGGCGGTAAACCTTCAAGAGAAGAGGGTGTTGAAAACATGCGCGAGTTAATGAATATTTTTGAGAGTATTTAATGGCGATTTCAAGAAATCCAAGAACCATAAATCCTGTAGCGACTGGATTTGTACGTGATGAAAGAACATCCGACCCTTTTGTCAGAGAGGCGCTTTTTGGTTCACCTGACACGCCTGGACTTATTGCACAAGCAACACAAGCAGCTAACAGAGTATTTGGCGCACCAGCAATACTTAGAGAAACAGCTGATCTTGATCCCTTTGAACAATTAGCAAGACTACAAGCTCTTCAAGGTATAGGGTCTTTTCAGCCTTTTTTGAGTAGACAACAAGAATTATTAGATGAGGGGACAGACGCTGCTAGAAGTGCAGCCAATTTACAATTTGACCCAAGATTAACGGAACAATTTTATAACCCTTTTGAGCAAAGGGTAGTTCAACAAACTATAGATGATATTTTTAAAAGCGCAGAAATAAGAGATGCGCAACAAAGGGCTAGAGATATAGAAAGAGGTGGTGAATCGGCTTTTGGTTCAAGAGCAAGGTTAAGTGCAGCAGAAAGGCAATCTGCTTTAGGTAAAGGGTTGGGAGAAGCTTTAGCTGCTATAAGATCAGGCGGCTTTGAAACTGCTCAACGATCTGCGATTGATGAATTTGGAAGACAAGCAAGAGCTAGAGAGGGTTTTGCAGATAGGTTATCAAGATTTGGTGGTCAATATGCAGGTCTTGGAACTGATATATTTAATTTAGGTCAAAGACAAAGAAGTGAATTGACTGGACTTGGACAAACAGCTAGGGATCTAGCCGAGACACGTTTAGGAAGACAGTTTGACCAAGCAGTTCAAACTAGGACAGCGCCTTTAGCAGCAGCTCAATCCGTTCAGGGATTTATACCACAATATCAATCTGGCTTCTCAGATGTAAGAACCACTTATGGTATGCCACAAGACCCTTTGGCAACTGGTATAGGAACATTCTTGAATGTTTACGGAACAATGAATCCGTACAGTAATGTGCCTACAGGTCAGAGTGTTTACAGAACTTAAAGAGGTGTAGAATTGAACGTACTTGATAGAAAAATGTTTTCACAAGGAGACATAGTAGTTTCAAAAGTTTTAACACCCTCGCAAATAAATCCTATAGAGATTACTACCAAAATTGTTAATAAGGATGGTAATTTTTTTGCAATCAAACAAAAATCCAACGGACAAATAATTGATCAAGAGTTTGTTGATATAAATTTATCTCCAACAGGCGATCCTGTCGAAGCATACGAAAGACAACAAGGTAATAAATTGGCAGCTGGTATAGGTTTAACTGGTACAGCTATATCTGCTCTACCGTTAGCAGGGACTAAAATAGGCGGTAAAGTCATATCAGGTATTGGAAATTTATTTGGAAGATTAAAAGGATTCACACCTGTAAAAGTCACAAAAAAACCAGGCGTCGCTGTTGCGGGTCAAAAAGGTTTTCAAGCATTACCTAAATTTGATCCAAGATCATACCAATATGACGTACAGACAGGCCCAGCAGCTCTTTTAGGTGGCACTGCTGCAGCTACTGCAGGTTTTCGCTCTATAACTACACCCGAGGATGTAGAAGAAGAAATCAAAGAATTAGAGGCTACAGAAACAAAATCTCAAGGTGAAATTGATGATGAGATGAAGCAAGGAGACGCTGGTTATGAAGTTGTATCGACTGGTGAACAGGACAAAGATTTAGTCAACGAGGGTAGTGAATTAGAAGTGAAAGCTGCACTAGATTCAACACCTGAAGAAAGACAATATAATATATTTCAAACCAAAAGCTTTTCAGATCTTATGAGAAATATTGGTATAAAAATGGTTGAGACTGGTCAAATAGGTGCTGGTATAGCTGAAGGGTCGGCGTTGACCGCTATAGAACAAAAAGAAGCCGAAAAGCCCAAAGATACTACAGATTTTCAAGAGTTTTTAGCAAAAGAAGAAATCAAAAACTTAAATAAATTTCAAGACAACTCAGCTAAATATGCAAAAGATTTATCAGAAAGCATATTTGAAGTAGAAACTTCTGATGCTGTATTAAGAGCAATTACTGAAGCTAAAAAATTAGTACAGACAGGAGATGCTACGGGGTTTGGTCCCCTTTTCACAGAATACTTCAATGAAGCTCGCAGATTCTTTGGAGCAGACATAAAACTTAGCACTAGAGAAGCTGCTAAAAATTATATCAACGATATTATTAACGGTAATATAAAAGAACTTACTGGAGAGAGTGGTCGAACAATATCAAACTTAGACAGGCAAATCGCAGGTAGTTTAGTTGGTAAAATAGAATGGGATTCAAGTAAAGAAAATGTTTTGGATAAATTAGACAAAGCCTACGCAAGAGCGCAATCAAGATACAAACTTGGTATGACCAATTACGAGGCGAGCTTGAAACCTTACGCAAAATATAATACGACACCACCTTTTGATTTAGGAAAGTCTATTTCAGATTCAGGTCAAGGGGATACACAAGAAAAAAGAATTAGACTTACAATAAAATGATATATGAAATTGAAGTACCAGATGGCAGAATCATTGAAGTCGAAGGAGAGCCTGGACAAGAGGAACTAGCTGTTAAAAAAGTAAGGGAATACTTAGCCAAAGAAGCTGGCGGCAAAATATATAACGAAAGTCAATTTGATTACCAAACAGGCATAAGTGACCTAGCACTTAGAGCGCAATTAGATACTGCCGAAACAAAAGAAGAGAAAGAACGTGTATTAAGTAGATACGTGGGATCAAGTGGTTTTATTTACGACTCTAACGGTAGATTAGCTGTTACACCTAACGGTCAAAGGAGACTAGGTCTAAAACCATCGAATAAAAATATTATTGTAGATGAAGAGGGTATATCAATAGCTGACTTTGCAGATTTTGCAGGAACGGTTGGCCCTATAATTGGTGCAATTGCAGCACTCAATCCTTATGGCAGAACAATAAAACAACTCAAACCTATATTGAAAAATGATAGATTAGTCAGAATAGGGGCAACAGCTTTAGGGTCTGCTGGTGGTAAGGCAGCTGAAGAAGCTTTCGAGATTATTAACGCTACACAAATGCAAGACGTTAGTGAAATATCTAAGGAATTGTTACAGGAGGGGATTATTGGTGGAGCTTCACAAGGTATTTTTGAAGTTGGTGGCAAAGCTTTATCTGCTTTGTTAGGTCGCAAAGCGCCTATAGTAGATATTGATATTGCTAGGGCGATAGCGCAAGGAGCAGATCCAGATGAGGTAGCTGATTTAAGTCGTCGTTTAGGCAGAACCGCAACTTTTGAAGATGTGAAAAAAGCGCAAGAATCTAAACAAATAGCCACTTTTGATGCCGCAGCAGTTTCACAAAGAGCATTAGGTAGAGCTATACCAGGTAGAATTCAAGCCGCTGCTGAAACAGTTTTTGGTAGAACAGAAAGAGATAAACAATTAATAAAATATGGTACAGGCCGATTAGAAAAATTGTTAAAAGACCAAGGAGATGTCTCTGCAAGTTTAGAAGATTTTGCACAAGCAACACAAACAGGTAAATTGACTCAAAGGCAGATAGAAGAAATCAAAAGAGATTTGTCTACAAAAGCTAATAAGTCGCAACAGTCTCTAGATGAATTTATAAACAACGCCATAAAGATGATAGATAATGGGGCGTTGACTAACAACCCAGACAGAATAGCTGTTGGTCAACTTTTACGTGACCAAATAAAAAAAGCGTATGATTCTAATTTTGGTCAATTTATAGACGAAGAGGGAAAAGAAGTTGCTGGAATATTTGTAAAACGAGCGCAAGAAATAGATGCGAGAATAAGAGCCGCTGGACTTCAAGAAATTAGTAATGGCTTAAAAATAAAATTAGAACCTTTAATTAAAAAAGTGGATGATCTAATAAAATCAAATCCAGGTTTAGAGCTGATACAAGCTGTTGAAGGCGTAAGGGGTGGAAAAATTGGAGTTATAAGACAAATTTTAGCAAACGCAGAAAAGCAAGGGGGCATGTCTATAGAGGGTTTGTCAAATCTACGTTCTGCTATGTTGGCGGTTCAAAGGTCTGCGGGATCAGAGGCAAAAGAAGTCACTAGAAATATTAAATTAATAGTTGACGATATAAATAAAATTTTTGATGAACTTTCAGAAGGATCAATAGTTAGCATAATCCAAAAATCACCAGGTCTTAGAAGAACATTCGGAGATGAAAAGAACAGAATGATAAGAGATCTGAGTGATTTAGAAGCCGAAGATATTATGGCTGACCCAAGTGGTTTAGTGCCTCAAGTGAAAACTTTGATAGATATAACTAAAGATTTAAAAAAATACAACGCGGATTATAGAAAGGCTGTAAGACCTTTTGATAACTCTATAGTTGCCATGATAAGAAAAGACGCTGCCTATGATTCTTACGACGTTGATGAAATAATTAAATACGTTGTTAGAAAAGATCGTCCAAAAATATTAGAGGGTGTTCTAAGAGCAATACCAGACAATCTAAGCAGGGAAAGAGTAAAAAAAGAAATTCAAAAAGATTTTATAAGAGAAGCATTAGACTCACCTAACGTAAAATTAGATACTGGAGAGGTCAATCCTGTAGCTTTTGCCAATTATTTTAGAAGACAACTAGGGTCAACACGCAAAGTATTATTTGATGATATTCCTGATCTAGAACGTGTTTTAAATGATTTCAGTAAAATTAATAGAAAGATTGATGCAAAAAAATTAGAAAAAATAGTAGACAGAATTGAAACCAAAGACTTGTCAAAGGCAGTTGATGATTTAGTTAGGAATGAAAACAAATTACACGAAGCTGAAACTGATAGGTTGTTTAGAAGAATTGAGACAGCTGAACCTGATGAAATTGTAAATTTAGTATTTAGAAATGGACAAGCGGGAAATATTGAAAGATTAAAAAATCAAGTTTTCAAAAATAAACCCGAAGAGTTTGCAAATCTACAACAGGACAGTATGCGAGAGTTGTTACGTTTGGTGCAAGGACCTGGTAAAACTGTTGATGAAGTATTTAAACCCGACGCATTAGAAAGAGCTTTAAATGCGAAAGGCGATGCTACATTAAAAGCTATGTTTGGAGATGAAACCGTCAAATCTTTAAGAAACTTAGTAAGAGATTTGAGAGTGATGACAGCTTCAGAAGGGGGGGGAGCTGGAACTTTGATAGCTGGAGCGGTTGCTGTAAACGCTTTTAACATATCTATGTTACCTACATTAGCTCAACTATATTTTGTTGGATCGATACTTAGAAATCCGAGTACAGTAAGAAGATTAGCAAAATCTGATGCTGAAAGTGTAAATTACGTCATGCGGGCTTTCAAGGATGCTATTAGACTTATACCTCCTGTGTTATTAGGTCAAGAAATAGCTGATGTTGGCGAAGATGTATCCGATTTTACAGAAGAGACCTTAGAAGATTTAGACGTAGATTTTGATTTAGGAGAAACAACTGGTCAAATAAGAGAAGCTATCAGAGAGATTCCAAGACCCCCTCAAGTTTCTTTAGACTTACCAGAAGTAAAAAGCATACCTACCGCAACAATAGCAAGAAGAGGACCAACACTCTTACCAAATCCAAGAGATCAAGAAATAGCAGAGTTTTTAAGTTAGTCCAAGCTCGTCTCTATCAAATCCCAACGGACTCTCAGATAAACAAACTAATTCAGAACGGTGTAAGTGAATATATGGTTCTGAATCTTCGGGTAATTGTGGTTCCGCAATCGTACCAAACCTAACGTCATAGATTTTATTTTTATCCCAAGTGTGGGAATAAACACTATCCTTCATAGCAAAAACTAAAACAAACGGCCTATTAGTTGCTAATGACAATGCAGCTCCCATTCTAAGTTTAGATGCACTCAGTAATAGTGTTTCATACTTATCTATACCAAAGCTACGGCATTTTACCTCCATCCAAAAGCACTCGTACTTACTTTCACACCAATAATCCAGCCCGTAAGAGACTGGCAGTTTATGACATCTAACGTCCCATAAACCCTCTATAAATCCAGCTACACGTTCTTCACGTTTTTGATCGTTAATCGTTTCCATTTTTGGTTTTGTCATTTGTAATACCTCCATTAATCTTCAAAAAAGTTAGGATCTATCGCCACTAGACGTTTCATCGGTCTACCTGTTTGTTTCACGCGTACATCCTTCTCTTGTACTTCTCCAGCATTTATTAACCTATTTATTATTTCTTTTACTTCAAAAGATTTCATTGATCTAAATATTTCTTTACGATCTATATCTCTTTTACTAATACCCATTTCCCCTTGCGTTCTAATAAAACTTAAGACTTGTTTGATACGACTTTCCATTTCAGAGCCAGCCACTTTATCTTCACACGTCGCTACCATTAGTTGATCATAATAGTAAACATAGTCTATCGCCCACTTGGTCATATCTGCTGTAATCTTTCTAGAATTAGGTCTGTCAGCCAATTGACATATTAAAGCCAACCGCATCGCTTTTTCTCTTGTTCGCGAAAGTAATACTTCTAAACCGTCTTTTTCCAGTTTGTTCTGTTGATCTACAAGTTCGTAGGCTAATTTGTTCAAAAGCTCTTTTGCATCGTCATCAAAAGAAATTACACGTTGACTAAGATTCATCTCAGCGTTGTCTCTAGCTATTTCCTCCATATCGTTCATGGGCGCTCTCACTTGTCTAACCCACTCACATACTTTGTAAGATGGTTCAATATACGGGACCATTCTACCTACCGTTCTAGGCAGTTTGGATTCCACCACAATAAACCTGTTCAAAAATCCATCAACTATGCGTCCTGTTGATAAAGCACCGTAAAAGTTTCTTGGTACAGACATACCAATCAAAGTTATTGCAGGCTTGATGGTATGACGATCTAGGGCTTCCTGTTGTTGTTTTTGAGTAAAGGTCATCATAGAGTAATTATCTGGCCTTAACGTACCATGACAACGTCCCCAAGCCTCCATTAAAACCTGAATAGCGTCCTCTTTATTAGAGTTAGTAGATTTTGATATAGACTCTAATCTTTTACCAAATTCATCCATTACGGTCACGTGTGTAGGTTTGTGACGCAGTAAACTATATACTGCGCCACTAGACGTATAGCCGTCACCCGCCATCAAATCTTCAAAGCCTGCCCCTTCTAATATTGTTTCTATGACTGTTTTTACATTTTCTTTACCTTGTCCAGATTTTGCTATGCACATAAAAAACAAAGACGAAAAATTATTCATATCCGTCTTATACATACGACCTAAAGCTACAGAGCCTAACGCTAAAGCTGTCTGCAAAGATAAAGATGGTTGTTGTATTTGTGCTATCTCCTCAGAATATTCGTAGACATCTTTAAGTATGCCTGGTGGTTCATAAAGGTCTGTAGGTTCTTTTACATTGTAAGTACGTTGTATAAAAGCTGGGGCTTGTTGGTTTTTTCTATCGTGTGTCTTTTGTATTGAATTAACTGTGGTGGATACTTCAGATCTTGGTAAAGGTGGTTTGTTTTGTTGATTCCAAGATTGCACAAAAAATTCTACCATTTCTATAGATACGCCTTTGGCTATAAGGTTGCCTGCTAATCTAGCAGCGTTATCATTACGACTACCTTGTACTACACCTGTCAATTCAAAAGGTTGAGAAATGCTTTTGGTGCTTACTTTATCTACACCTGTAATCATCTCCCAATGTTCTTTTGTTAGGTCAGGTAAATCATTAGTATCATGCCAGTCCCACTCCTCTATAAATTTAGGCTCGTATATAGCACCAGTGGCATGAATGTTGTAAGGCGCTATGATAAGTCCACCTTCTCCTCTAATATCAATTAGTTTAGCAGGATCTGAAGTATCGGTTCTTCTAGCAACATAGGTTGTGAAGTTTTCAGGATTATTATAGTAATAATGCATACCCTTACCTGTCGCCACTTTGCAAGGTGTATTAGGTAAGTTGGTTTCTGCCCAGTTCACAGCTTCGGGTGTATCGGCATCAACGACAATAAACTTACCACATATTAAGGCTACGACAAGGTCATCACGGCCTTGAAACCATTTTGTTATTTCTTCTGTCGTCGGTTGTCGTTCTTTAAACTTTTGCCAACCACCTAGTTCTTTTGGTGGGACTTTATTATGGCGCAGTAATGGTACAGGACTATAACCACTTTCCGCATACGCAAGAGCGAGTTCCAACGCAGTATCCTGCGCGGACGCTTTGACGTTTAGCACTATTCAACCGTTTCACTTTTATCTTTTAACTCATCTATGGGACCGTATATAGAAAAGAAATCCAATTTGCCCCCAGATGCCACTATTATCTTTTTAGCCTGCTCAGTAGATGGTTGTCTATTGCCATATCTCCAGGCTTTCACCGTATGTGGCGAACAATCAAATAGTTCGGCTGCTGTATCTATGCCTAAAAATTCAATATAACTACTTAGTGTTACTCGTTTCACTTCACGCTCCTTAAATTCAGGCTCCAATCCTTGACTGTATAAATCCATCAATTCTTTTTCGCCTAGTTGTTGTTGTCTATGAAAGTAATTAATCTTCCATTGATTCGGGTTGATTTTTGCTTTGTTCATCTGTACTATATGTCTAATTGTGTTTTCTTGTGATTGTAGCATGAAAACATTTACATTAACAACTGGAGAAAAAAATGAACACAAGTATCCAAGAACGCATCAAGTCACCGAGCGATTTAGTTGAGTCGCAAGGCGCCAAACTTTTAGTATACGGCGAAAGTGGTGCGGGTAAAACAACTCTTTGTCAAACGGCTCCTGGTAAAACATTAGTCGTTAGTATGGAGAGTGGTCTTCTCTCTATTAAGGATGCTCCTGATCTTGATGCAATCGAGGTCAAAGAAGCTTCTGAGATTGAAGAGATAGCTCAACTATTAGAAAACGGAACACTACAATACGATACCGTTTGTCTTGATAGTGTTACAGAAATGGCTGAAATCTTGCTTTCGCAAGAAAAGGCTAAAAGCAAAGATCCTAGACGTGCGTACGGAGAGGTTATCGAAGTGATGATTAAAACGATGCGTAGGTTCAGAGACCTACCTGTCCACGTCATATTCATTGCCAAACAAAGCAGAGAGCGTGACGAACAGACAGGAGCTTATCATTATCAACCGATGATGGTTGGCGCCAAACTTCCTACGCAGATACCTTACTTCTTTGATGAAGTTTTGGTTCTTCGTACGTTTGACGACGAAAATGAAGAAGGTAAAACCGTCACCTCAAGATGGTTACAAACGAGAATTGGACAGAACTATATTGCCAAGGATCGTTCAGGTAAGTTAGACGGGTTTGAGTCACCTGATCTAGCTAGTGTAATAAACAAACTCGGATTTGCAGGAGGTGCAGAATGAGTGACTTTGAAGGATTGGATATAGATTTGGATGCCGCAGAGAGTAGTTCTGCAATTCCAGAAGGTGATTACCCTGTTGTAATATTGTCTTGCGAAAAGACAACGTCTGCGGCTGGTAACGACTACTTGAAGTTGGAGGCTGAAGTAACGGGTGATAACTACGCTGGTTGGAAATTAAGAAAGAACTTCAATCTCTGGTACACAAATGACGATAAACTAAAACAAGAAGAAATTAGAGGATACGCCAATAATGACTTCGCTCGCTTAGCTAAAGCTGTTGGTTTTACCGAAGTTCCCAAAACTGCTTGGGAGTTTCAAGGTAAAACTTTCGAGGCTAGGGTTGTTATAGTAGAGGATCAAACTGGAGAGTATGGCCCTAGTAACGAAATCAAATCGTTTTTGCCTGCACAAAAAGGATCTAATCCAAGTGCGCCTAAAGCTGCTGCTTTACCACCTAGTATGAATGAGTCAAACGATTCGTCTCCAGGTGAGGTTGCTGCCCCCAGTAAACCTTCACTGTAATCGTTTCGGCTACGCTAGGAGTCGTTAGAGTGCCTTGCTCAACCTAGCACTTTCCGTATAAATCCCAATTCGTTTTTAAGATAGATAACCAATCGTCCATAGTCATAACGGCTATAGCTTGGTTGTCGCGTACCCAATCAGGATTGATCGCGTACAGAGGTATGCAAACTCGTATCGGTTTGCGGTTGTATTTGTAGATAAGTACGGGGATGTTATCTTCGCAACTTGCACATACTTGTCGCCACCACTCAGGCTTTACCCAATCGCCTTCTTTGTAGAACTTACACTCTATCGCGTGGTTGGGTATTTGCAGATCGCAGAGATCTCGTTGTTGATATTGATCCAGGTTGCGCTTAGTTTGAAAGTCTATACCTTCCTCTATAAAAAAGTTATTGAGTATACGTACAACGTCTCTCTCGAACTGAGCGCCTTTGTTTCTGGAATTAATCTTGGCCATTTATTTTTTTTTATTAAGTTTATAATTTTCTTTGCTCTGCATATAAATTAACGCTCTTGTAACTTGCTCCAGTAATTTTTCTTGATCTTTTCTAGTTGGTATTGCACAAGAGGCACAATCACATACAAGCAAAGCCGTAGTGCCTACTGGGGGTAGTCCATATTTTTTACATTTAATCTTGGCCATCTAAATCAAGTGTAACAACATTAGGGCTGTTGTATACGGTTGGCTTCTCACCTTTCAGATGTCGCATATAAGCGTGTAGGTGCTTCTCCATAGTCAGCCAAGCCACGTCCATTTGTTCGTTGGTTATCTTGAAGACTTTACTGGCGTAAGGTTGTTTCTTTTCTTGCGCGACAAAGACAAACTCTTTGACTTTGTATCCCGCGGCTTCCATACCCCTTCTGTACCAGGCGGCTTGTTCTGCGTATCCGTATTTCAATACAGACTCTTTGAACGACTCAGGACTGCAAGAGTAAGTGGTTTTATAATCAACCACGACTATCTCGTAATCTTGATGTGGGCCTTGCGGTTTACAGATGATGTCTGGTCTGCACTTACACAAGACGTCGTCTTCAAACCAATAGAAAGATGCCTCGGGTATCTTGCCGTCGCCGTCCAGATACATCTTGCCTTCTTCAATCATATAAGCATCCATTTGATTGATCGCGTGCATATCAGCTTCGTTGATAACGACTAGGCCTCTGTCTAAAAACTCTTGTTTCATTTCTTTATTGGCTTTCGTATACGGGGATCCAAAGATTACGCCTACATTATTATGAAAGGCTTCGTCGCCCTCCACTAGCATATAGTGAGCGGCAGTACCAAAGTTCATAGCCGAAGTAGTTTCTTGTTCTACTTCAAGCGCGTGTATTTGGCTTTCACCAAACTTACGAAAGAAGCTAGAACTTTTACCCACATCAGAGTGGTAGAGTTCGTTGGGTATATCAAAGACAACAAGTGCGTCGCCTTTCTGAGTTGGTTCATATTGTTCTAGTTCAGGTATTGCTTTCATTTTTTTCTCCATTGTTATAACCCTCCGCTATTAAAAACAAATCAATCTTTTCATTAATATCTTCTGTTATAGCCTTACCAAGGACAATATTATTGCGGCCATGGTAAGGAAAAGAAAATAAATTAATTTTTACATGATCAAATAAAAAGTCTTTTACAGCTTCATAAGCTACTTCTTGTAATTTTTCTTTTTTAGATTGCAAGATTTCGTCTACAAATTTTTCAGTTCTTTTCATTTCATCCTCCAATTAAAAAGGTATCTCGTCATCCACATCCCAAGTCTTAGGTCTGTAAACTCGTTTAGTATCTTCTTCCTTTTGTCGTTTCTCAAAAGCGGCTTGCTTCTTGAACATATCTATAAAGGGTGAATCTTCTTCGTATTCTAACAGGGTGGTCTGCACCACGTTGTCGTTATAAAAAGGTTCAGGCCAATAGCCTATATCGTTTTTGATACGCATAAGGTTTTGACTGACCGTTTCGCGTGGGTTGTATTCGGGTTTTTGTATGGCTTGCCAATACTCCTGGACCGCTTTGATTTCTGTATCGTCGCCGACAAACGTAATATCAAACTCAGTCTTGTCGTAAGGCAAATACACAAACTTACCGTCCTTCTTCTTTAGAGGGTAGCAACGAATGGGTTTACCTATTGTCATCTTTTAAGACCTCCTTGTAAGCCAATTCAAATACGTGGGGATGATGATGCAGTATATACATCATAGCCTCAGACATTCTATTGATAGATTGTAGGTCTACAAACAGTTCATTTATATGGTCTGGTTGGACTATACCGATTTGGTCTTTTGCTTCTTCAGACAGGGTTTCGTTGATTAGATTATTTAGTTCACTCATTTTTTTCTCCAATTAATTTATACAATCATAAACAAAAAACTTGCACCCGTAAAGAAAATATATATACTATCTGTAAATTACTTAGGAGAAAGATATGACAAAATTACAATTAAAGTTTTTACAAGACCTAAAATCTTGCCCCGAACATAACGGAGGCGAATGGTATTGGAAGCCTGAAGCGCATAAACATTTTTTAAAATTAGGTTGGAAAGACAAATCCTTTAAATCTGTTTTAGGCAGTTTATACAAAAAAAAGATATTACACCCTGAATTAGAAATGTTTTTTATTTATGACAGTGAAGTTTGGCAACAGATAAATCAGGTCTAAAAATAAATACAAAATCGGAGAAAGTGAAATGCAAATAAGTTTATATGAATTTGAAGTGATGGAGGCGGTAGCTCAATATTGCGAAAAAGAACATGGTATTAATATAGATGTGGATTGTATTGATAATGTATCTATAGAATACCAAGAGCGCGAACGTGTTTTTAAAAAGCACAAAAACGGTAAGACCAAAATGGATGAACATGGTTATCCAGAAGTGGATTGGAAAAATTCACCTTTGAAAACTAAATATATTTCTTTTGGCGAAATGTCTGAATTACATATCAGCGTTCTTTCTCGGGATGATATATGAGTAGTTCATACAAAGTAAAAGAATACGTAGGTTATCAAGAGATATTGGATAACGTGAGATCTATTGTTAAACGTATCGCGCCCGAGTGGGCCGCTTCATCTATCGTACAAGAGATAGACGACCTGGAGACTGCAATTGACGAAACCTTGTCAGGCCGCGCGGATATGGCGGAAGAGATATTACGGGATGATTTTGAATGAGTGAAGATTTTAAAATTGAAAAGGATATACCCATACATAATTATTCTAAAAAAGCTCAATTTGATGACCTTATATCACGTATGGAAGTAGGTGATTCTGTATTGATGAAAACACATTCTGACGTTGACCAATTTCGAGACGCAGCGAAAAGGCAAAGTAAAAAAGTTTCATCGAGAATAGCCAAAGATGACCCTGGTTACGCTTTTAGAGTTTGGAGGATAAAGTGAACACCTTCTACATCACTACCGAACATCATACGGAACCTGTCGAGTATGGTTTCCAAGATGCGGTTATACATGAAGCAAACAACTGGAAACTTTGGAAGCCGAAAGTATCGGATATAAAAGTCAGAACTAAATTAGATAAAGATGTTAAGGTTCTTGTCAGACGAGAAATACATCAAGATATATTGGAGTGTGAAAGTGACAAAAAAATTTAAACTAACTTTAAAAGACGGGTCCGTTGTCAATTATACAAAAGACAAAAATGGAGAGATACAATACTTTCCTGAGAAAGACTTGGATCCTAAGACTGCAAAAGCTAGGTGGGATGAACTATACGATAAGGTATATAAAAGAGCGGGGAAACACTAGATGCAGTATAATTTACGTAAAGAATATGGGGGCAATATGAACGAAGAAGCCTTGATCGGGGAGATCGTATCGAATTTTAAAAAACTAAGTGCAGACAACAAAGATTACGTTTTGGACAGTCTGAACTTTATTAAAGATAATCCTAACTTGGTGGTACTTAAAAATGAAGATGGTGAATAAGTACACGTGGCAAACAGTCTACGAAGTTAAACGAGGGAAGCGTTACAAGAAATACGTAAAGGTATTGACGCAACCCGACGACTCGAGAGAAGCACTACATACGGCTTCTATAAAATAATAGATATGCAGTTGCACTCTTTCTCCGTAAGAAGGTAAACAAATGGCTCGAGGTACAGTCAGCAACGAAGTACCTCACCCTTATTGATATGTTAAAAGCAGACGGTTTCGACAAAGCAATTATAGGACAGACCTACGATATGGTCGTATCGGAGGAACGTCTCATCTATTCGGTTGAAAAGTGTGTCGAAATATTGGTCGAACGTGACGGTATGACGAGCGAAGAAGCAATCGAGTACTTGGATTTTAACGTACTTTGCGCGTATATCGGCAAAGATCAACCTGTCTTCCTGTCTGAAACCTACGACGAAATCGAATAATCGGCTATACTGTCGGTATGACAGATTTAAAATTAGTAAACTTAAACAAATACAGACGCAATCCCAGTCATATCGAAGGAAAAGAACGCCTAGACGCGTTGTTCGAGGATTTTGTCCGCAGAGGCGCAGATCCCGAAATGGTCGCAGAGATGATATTCGCGTATGGCGTATGTGAAGTCATTAATTACGCATCTAAGCCCGAAAAAGGCCTTGATTCGATTGCGCGGTTATTGTCGGAGAGTTTCGGCCTGGATATCGAGCGTAATCAGTATTTTGACCCCGAAATAACGGGTTTTGTCAGAGATGACGATTAGCGTGACAAAACTATTGGCCTTGAAACGTAGCTGTCAGGCACTTTAGGCGTTTTGTCAGTTTTGTCAGGGTATGGGGCTTTGTCTAAAAGTGTGGATACAAAATGTAGAGAATGTAAAGGGAGGGTAAGAAAAAGTATGACAAAACTACTATATATAGTAATAATATATATATATAAAAATAAATATACCTTATAAATACAGGGTTTCGTCGGGTTTATAGTTTTGTCAGGATAAGTGTGACAAAACTCTGACAAAACTAAATTAAGTATGACAAAACTAAAATCACATATCAGAGAGAACTTAGAGCCAGAATACGTCGATTTGTTAGAATCGGAACTCGTTGTTAAACTAAGCAAAGAATTTCCAGGAGCAAAAGTAATATGCCTGCAAAAGATTTAAGAATAAGACAAAGTGTTACTGTAGAGAAAACTTTAGAAGAGGATGTCGAAGATATGCCTTTTGAGTACATG